GCAACCTTTGAAACATTCTCAGGGCGTGTATTCTATGCTTTCAGCCGAGCTTATAACCTACGACCATTCGAAGGTAACCTACCTAGAGAAATACTCATTGGCTGTGACTTTAACTTAGATCCTATGAGTGCAGTAGTGGCAGTAAAGTTAGGTAATCAACTACAAGTAATAGATGAGATTAAAATATATGGGAGTAACACAGATGAATTGGTGGACGAAATTAAAACTAGATTTCCACAGAATAGTATTACGGTCTTTCCTGATCCAGCAGGCTCGGCTAGAAAAACGAGTGCAGGAGGAAGAACAGATCATACAATCCTTAGAGCGGCAGGATTCCAAGTAAAAGCTCCACACAGTCACAATGCAGTCCGTGACGGAATCAACGCTGTCAATGCAAAATTACGCAGTTCGACAGGTGAAACTACGCTGTATATCGATCCTAAATGTAAATATGTAATTGAGTGTTTAGAGAAACAAACCTATAAAGAAGGAACAAGCCAGCCTGATAAAACAAGCGGGTTTGATCATATGAATGATGCATTAAGATATATGATTGATTATTTGTTCCCAATAAGACAACCAAGCACTCCATTGCCACAGGGCATGTGGGGTCATAAAACAGGAAATAATGACAATGGCTCAACAAGAATTATTAGATGATTATAGGGCTCTAGGCTCTAGTCACTGGCTTTACACACGCAATAGAGATCGCTGGGAATTTCTTCTCAACAGTTATACAGGTGGAGATGATTATAGAACCGCAGGTTATCTAACCAATTATCAACTAGAAACTCAGGGCGAGTATAATGCACGATTGTCTAACACACCTTTAGATAATCATTGTCAAAGTGTAATTGCTACCTATATGAGTTTCCTATTCCGTGAAGAACCAGAACGTGACTTTGCCTCTTGGGAAGGCATGGTAGACGTAGAGGAATTCCTCAAAGACTGTGACATGGAGAATCGTAGCTTTAATAGCTTTATGAAACAGACCAGCATATGGAGCTCAGTGTTTGGGACCGCTTGGGTCATCATGACTAAACCCAACCTAGGTGCAGTCACCGTGGCACAAGAATTAGAAATGGGTGTTCGTCCTTATGTTAATCTTTTAACACCCTTAGTTGTAAGTGATTGGCGTTGGGAAAGAACTCCAGGTGGACGCTATGAATTAACCTATTTCAAATACGTTGAAGAAGTTATTGACAAGATCACTGTAGTTCGTGAATGGACACGTGATACTATCAAGACCTGGATCATGGATGACACCAGGAAAGAAGCCTATGTAAAAATGGAAGAAGCCAATGAACTAGGCTTAATCCCTGTTATCTTAGTCTACAATATACGTGGCATTACCAAAGACATTGGAATTAGTGACATTAATGATGTGGCTGATTTACAGCGTCAGATCTATAATCTAACCAGTGAGAATGAACAAAGTATTAGAATGGATGGTCATCCTAGTCTAGTTGTTCCACCTACTGCACAATTAGGTAGTGGAGCTGGAGCAATTATACAATTACAAGAAGGTAGTGATCCTGGACTTAATCCTTACTATCTAGAACATGGTGGCAATAGTGTTGCCAGCATTCATTCCAGCATAGACAAATTAGTTGAGGCTATTGATCGCATTTCATTCACAGGTGGAGTTAGAAGCACCCTCAAGAAGGTATCAAGTGGTATTGCCATGGAGGTTGAATTTAATCTACTAAGTGCCAAGCTCAGTGAAAAGGCCGACAACATTGAATTGGCCGAAGAACAAATATGGAGACTGTTTGGTCTATATCAAGGCCGAGCATGGGAAGGGTCAATAGAATATCCTGACAGTTTTTCAATACGTGATGATGAGCGAGAGTTTGCACAGTTGGTTCAGGCCAAGAATGCCGCAACTGATCCTGTAGTGTTACGCATCATTGATGAACAAATAGTTGAATTATTGGATGAAGAAAAACAAAGATTACCTTTCATTGATCCTAACCCACAAGTAGGTAGACTATATCCCGATGGTGAAATCATTCCTGACAGTTTGCCTGCCGCGTATCAACTGGCCACTAATCCTGATGTTCCACCTGGCGAAAACTGTGGCAACTGTGAATACTACAAGCCGGGTGAGTTGTATTGCACTAAGTTTGATGCTCCAGTTCGTGCAGTATTCTGGTGTGCCAAGTGGGAGCCTGTTGAGGAAGAAGAATATGCCAGCGTCCCTGATGCTGATACAATGAAGCAAATTCAAGATATGATTATGACGGGTATGACCAATGCTGAGATTATGAGTGCCCTTCCTGGCGTCACAGTAGAACACATTGTGTATGCGGCAGCCGAAGCCGCAAGAAATAATAATTAAATGGCTGAATTGTTTTTACCTACAGCTGAGATGGCTCGTATAGCTCGTCGGGGTCTTGAGTTGCGCAGACTCAGTCCTGCCAGCAGACAAGGTGGCACCGCAGTTGGACTTGCTAGAGCTCGCCAATTCAGTCAAAGAAAACGTGTAAGTTTGGACACAGTTCGTAGAACCTACAGTTTTTTAAGTCGTGCTAGAACTTATTATCGTCCTGGCATAAACACACCAGGCACACAGGCCTATTTGTTGTGGGGGGGACTCCCTGCACTTGCATGGGCAAAACGCATATTAAAACAACAGGAGAAAAGTAATGGCTCTTAAAAAAGGATATGGTGAAAAGACCATAGCAAAGAACATTAAGACTGAAATCAAAGCAGGTCGGCCACAGGCTCAAGCAGTGGCCATTGCCTTAAGTGTAGCTCGTAAGGCCGCACCTAAGGACGAGAAGTATCGTTTTACTAAAAAAGGATAATACAAATGAAAAAGAAACCACCTAAGCCACCAAAAAGATATTAAAGATAATAGACATAGGGATCTTTAAGTCTAGAGCATTTATAGCCTTAATTACCCTGTAATCTAGAATGATCTATAAATATCAAACTAGGATGCAAGTCCTCCCACTTAATAAAAGGCAAATGTTACAATGACAGACAATTCGTTGGCTAATGAAGATACTGGATCTTCTGAAAATACAAACCAGGCAACTGAGAAGACCTATACACAGAAAGAATTTGATGATCATATGGCAAAACTAAAAAGTAGTGTTGCTAGAAAATATGAAAAACAATACAGTGATCTAGGCGATCCAGAAGAGTTGAGACAGCTTAAAGTAGATTACGAAGCACGTAAATTAGAGGAATCTAAGAAGCGTGGCGAATTCGATAAAATAATCTCTGAGTTAGCTCAAAAGAAAGACGAAGAAATTCGTAAGCGTGATGAAATTATAAAAAATTATACTGTGGATCTACCATTGGTTAATGCGGCTGCTCAATATGGTTCAGTGAACCCTAAACAAGTCCAAGCATTGTTAAAGCCTTTTGTTAGACTAGGAGATAATGGAGAACCAGAAGTCCTGGATGACAAAGGCTCAGTTCGATATTCAGACAAAGGCCAACCCTTCCAAGTTGAAGATCTAGTCAAGAACTTTCTTGATGACAATCCACATTTTAAGGCAGCTGGACCCACAACCACACAGACTAAGAGTAATGTAAGTCAGTCACGAGAAAAAATGGACATAACAAAATTAAATATGTCAAATCCTGCAGATAGAAAACTATACGCTGAGTATAGAAAGACTGCCGGGATAGCCTAAACTACCACTAAGGAGAATTTAACATGGCTGGATCTACAAGTGTAACATTAAATGACCTGTTGCCTACAATCGTTCAAGAAGCATTGTTCGTAGCAAACGAGCGCAGTATTATGCGCGGACTCGTAAAGAATTACAATTTGGCACCTACTCAAGGTAAAACAATTCAAGTTCCTATTTTCCCAGTGCAAACTGCGGCAACATTAACTGAAGGTGATGATTTTAGTAACACAGCAGTTTCTACAGATGTTGCAACATTCAATATTGGTCAAGTAGGTTTGATGACTATGGTAACAGACCTTGCTGTAAATGCAAGTGCAAGCAACGTTATTAATGATCTAGGACAATTATTTGGTAATGCTATTGCCAAGAAGATTGACCAAGACTTGATGAGTAACTTCACTGGTTTCACAACCAACGTGATCGGTTCTAGCTCTACAACTATCACTGCCGCATTGGTAATGCAAGGTATCACAAAGTTAAAAGCTGCCGGTGTTCCTACTGACGGCCTAGCCTGTGTATTGCATCCTAACATCGCTTATGATTTAAAGGCTGCTTTGACAAACCAAGGTGCTGTTGCATTCACTGGTGGAGCCTACGGCGCTGTTGCTAACCAAGCAATGATGGACGGATATGTTGGAACATTATTTGGAATGATGGTATTTGAAAGCTCCAATGCTCCATTAGTTTCAGGCGGAGCCGCTGGTGATTACGTTGGTGCTATTTTCCATCGTGATGCTCTAGGATTTGGTCTAATGCGTGACATTCAGATTGAAACACAAAGACGTGCTCGTGCTATAGGAACTGATGTAGTTGCTAGCGCAATGTATGGCTCTGGTGTTGTCTATGAAGGTTATGGTGTCAATGCTACGTTTGACTCTACTATCTAATCTAGGAAACAACGATGGCCTTCATTATCATAGGTGGAAATGTAGTTTCATTTGCAGAGTATTCTGATGTCACTCAAACTGACCAAAGATTATTTGAAGCTAATGAAGGTATTGCCGACTCTACTACTGTTGAGGAGCTAACAGAAAAAGCCACAAGCCGCATTCTGCAATTGATTCGCAACACTAGTTGGTTGGGAAGGTATTACTTAATTGAAGCCAACGATACACAAAGAGCAGCCACTACTACTCGGTCTACTCCAGATGTTCCCTTGCCTAATCCTAATTTAATATTAGGTAGGCAAGCGGACTTCACTGATCTATGTGTGTATTTTACCCTGTATCAATATTTGCTACCTAAGGTGGCAGATTTTACACAGCAAGATACCGCAGAAGCAAACAAGATTGGGGTTTACAGAACCAAGTATGATGAACTGTTTAGAGAATTGATTGAGGATGGAACCTGGTATGATTTTAACGCTGATGGTGTAATCACAGAGTTAGAAAAATTACCAACCAGAGTCAATCTAGTGAGAGTTAGATAATGAGAACTCAACTGTTATCAGCAATTACCACGGCAACCAGCACACTTACCCAGTTTGTTGTTAGTCAGGAATTGCCTTGGGAACAGGGCGAGTTACCATTATTTCGCAAAAATATGAAGAAGATCTATGTGGACAAAACAGTTCAAGTTGAAAGTGTATTAATACCCACTCTAGACACGAATCAAGTTGTTACAAATGAATTTATAGATCGTGCCTATCTGAGTGTGGATGCTAAAAATCCTCCTACACAATTAGATTTAGTAATCAATAATATATTAGCTTGCAAAGACAAAACTGGTGTAAACACATTCTCAACAGAAAGTGATTATATCGTGGACAAAACTGAAGACGTGCTAACCTACACTTTTGAGTTTAGGGTAGCATCAATCAAATAACTAAGGAAAATAACATGAGTTATATAAACGTATCAAGTCCATCAAGTCGTGCTGTTCTACAAATATCTACTGCCACAATCGCATCAACAAGTAGCGGATATGTAGTTCCTGCACTTCAGGACATCACAGTATCAAATAGCAATGGAATATTCAATTGGACACAATTGGATTCCACTAGCCAATTAGCAGTTGCAACACCTGCAACAAATCAAGTATCAGGAAATATTGTTCTAGATTCAGCCTCCTTCTTCGCTGCCACAAACGGTGTAGATGGTATATTTGATCTCAGCAACAATAAAACATTGGTATACTTCCGTGTATACTTCAATGGTAAACTAGCTGGATCTAAATATATATCTGGATCTGGTTACTTGAGTAATCTAGCTCCAGCAGTTAATCCAACAGCACCGGTATGGGTTTCACCAATCCAAATCAGTGTAGATGGTGATTTGACAGCAGGAACAGTTTAATAGTATTGAACAGATTAAGGGCATCTCAGGGTGCCCTTTTTTATTAAGCGTTAAATAACAAGAAGGAAAGATAAATGGATCTCAAAGATTATTCAGATAAAGATTTACTTAAGAGTCTGGAGGCCGAGTTGGCCAAGAGTCTAGGTGAATTACGTTGTGCCCAAGGAGACTTGGATAAGATCAGTGCAAGACTTAAGTTTAGTCTAGCAGTAATACATCAAATAAAAGATAAAAAGGAATAAAGATGAAACTCAACCAATTAGTAGCAAGCCCACAGTTAATTAAAGTAATCCTAGACGACGAGGAAGTCGTTAAGGAATTTGGAGAACCCCTTGAATGGTGGATCTGGGATCGCCAGCCACTGGACAAGTTTCTCAAGTTAGCATCAGCAGAAGGTAACACCAATGAACACATTGTGGCCACTATGCGTGAGATGATTTTAGATGAAGAAGGTAAGCCATTGTTAGTAGGTGATGCATCATTACCAACTGCTGTATTACTCAAGGTAATGAACAAGATGGTATCATTGTTGGGAAAGTAACAGTTGCCGATACACATCGGGATAGTAGA